ACGCATCCAAGCCTGAGTAGCCATAAACACTACAGCAGAACCTATAGCTAGTCTACCTGTCTGTAAAGCACGTGCGTTAGCTAGCTCTTCTACGGTATAGATACCATACTTAGATACACTACCAAGGTCGTTAGGATTAGCAAATGCAATATCATTAAACTCTTTAACTAAGAAGTTAAATCCGGGTGTATACTTACCAGTCAGTGCTAGACCGTTTACACCAGTTCTAGCAAACAAAAAGAATGGTTTAGCTAAAGGTGCAGCAGTAAATACGTCATTTAGTCCTTTTGCAAAACCTGTAAGATCTTGTGTAAGTGTAACTTCTTTACGTGCAAACTGTGTAGCTTCATCTATTATGTTACCGTTAGCGTCAAACACTTGTGCATAGAAATCATCTTCATAAGCTTTCATTACATCTTTTGTAATGTTAGGTATCTCTATACCGTTACCTTGTAACTCTAAAACTTTACGCATAGCCTTCTCACGCATTTTGGCTCGTCCCAAAATATATCCAAAGGCGTCGTCCGTAGCTGCCATGATTTTAGTAGAGTATGTAAACAAATTATTGTTATTCATACTTCTTGCTAAATTAGCCATACGAAATGCTGCTGTTTCTCCGGGTGTAGCTCGACCGCTTTCTTCTGCCCATCTACGTAGTATTTCCCAGTTATCATCGCCTGCTGTATAATCACTAAATCTAGTTTTAACTTGCCTAATATCACCTTTCCAGTATGAGTTTAATTTACTTCTAAACAGTGTAAACGATTCTGGTACAGCTTCTACCATAGCATTAACAGCAGCCAAACTAGATCGTAATGTAGACGCGTCTCCGCTTAACGGATACTTAAGTGCAGCACCTATTGCAGTTGCAAGTGGCCTTAAGAATGTTGCAGTAGATGTACCCATGATTGCTCGGGCTGGTGTTTTAGGGCCAGACAAAACACTGTGAGTCATAACACCTTCTAATTCTCTTATTAGAGCACCTGTTCTATCGACGCCATTAGGATCTAACTTACCACCTTTTATAACAGTTCTTGCCCAGTTATCGAAGTCATCTAGACTGTTGACGTTTTCCATCATAGAAAACGCTTCAAACAAAGCATTAAGTAAATTATCGTCTGGATCGTCTTTAGCTATTTTCAGCATGGACATAATGGACTCACGAGAGTCTTCCATGGCTTGTGTTAAACTTTCTTCGATAGCTTGCTTTCTCGCTTTGCCGGCACCTAATGCTCTAAAACTGTCAGACTTGACAAATCTAGCTTTTTTAGTTTGATACAAAGCAGTAAGCATAGTATCAACCACTTGCTTAGCTGGCCCATCTATATCGTCTATATCAACTAGGTCAGCTATTTCTCTACCAGCTACGCCTAAGTCACGTAGTTGTTTTAGTAAAGTACCACCAATTAAGTCAGCAATTACAACGTTTTTAGATGTCCAAACTTCTTGACCATCAATAACATCGTTAGTTTCAAACAACTCTTTTAGATACTCTTGGGGTGACATATCGGCAGGGTTTCTACCTTGTGTAATTCTTTGATGTGCTTCTATAGCTTCTCTAAATGTAGATGCTAATGTAGATCTGTTACCTTTAGCTTTTTCTAACTCTTTAGCAAACTTTTCGCTGCTAACAAGACTTTTGTATATACGTTCTACAGTTGCATCATCAGTCTCTCCAAGCATGCCGATACGTTCACGTTCGACTGGGGTAGTTACACTGCCAGTAGATCCTTCTTCAGATCCCCATGACTTACGTGTTTTCGATAACTGTTGACGAGCTACTTGTGGATCTACCTCTGATAAGTGTGCCCCTTGGTGTGGTTGAGATATAGGTGCGTTTTTATCTGCTCTAAATTCTGTTTCACCACGACGTAACTGGGCTACGCCAGCTTCTACTGTTTGATCTTTTATACTTTTATTTCTATCTTGTATCTGTTTAATTGCTTTACTTCCGCCTTTTTTTAAGGTATATGCAATACCATCAAATACTAAGCCTATACCCATACCTTCTACGATGTTTTTTACTTTCATCATTACAGGGTGATCGGTATCTTTCGTAGATAGTGGTGTATCTACCCAGCCGTATCTGTCACGTAACGCACCTAATGCGTTCTGTTCATCTGACTCTTTAGATACAAGGTCAGATACAGCTCCTATAGCTGCACCTCTAACTAGGTTGCCTTTTGTTAGTGCTAGTAAACCAGCCGGTACAGTAACTATACCTGTAGCAGCAACTCCTTTAGCAGCGAGTACAGTTCCAGCAGCTAAACTACCAAAATGCACTAGGCCACGTAACTGTCTGCCCCACCATGTTTTTGTTTCTATAGGATTATCATACGCACCAAAAGGTGTAAAGTCAGGTGTATAAGTACCTGTAGATTCCCTTTGGCTTCGCATTTCACCAGATAACGCATCTACTGTACGTTCTGGAAAGGTAGCAATAGAAGACGCAGTGTCTTGTAATCCACCTGATAAGATCGACTGACCTTCTTTGATGAGTGCCTTAGCACCCCATGTATCGGCATTTCTAGGGTCGTACTGCACCGCATCAGCCTTAGCTGTTGCTTGGGCCTCTGCAGCCTCTGCAGCATCTAACCTATCTTGCTCTTGATTGTACTCTTCGGTTAAACGATCAGCTTCACTACCTAGATAATCTAGATAATCATCGTCGCTTTGACCTAAGTAATTGGAATTAGTCATTCTTCTTTTTTTGTCTTAGTCGGTTAAGACCTTCGTTTGCTTTTGCTTTTGCTTCTTGTTTTCTCTTTCTTTCAGCTTCTTTAGCTGCCCTTCTTTCGTCTCTCTGTATTCTAACCTTCTCAGCTTCTGTTAAAATTAAACCAGCTACATCGGCTTGCAAGTTTTGAAACTGTGACATGGGCATGTTTTTTAGTTTTGGGAAAGTCGCTAGTATGGCATCCTGTTCCTTTGGTGATAAGTTAACTAATCTACGCCAGTTTTTTTCCTCTGTTTGAGCACCACCAATATCACTAGATCTATTAGCTCTCCTTCTTATAAGGGCTAGCATCATATACGTTTGAGAATCTTCAGTAAATCTTTCGTTATACATACCAGTAAAAGCATCGCTGTTGTCCACAATGTCTATAACTTCTTCAGCTGTAAACCCATATCTACCAAAATCAGTGTAGCCTTGTTTTGCCATTCTATAGACTGACTCAATATTGTAATCAGTAAGGTTGTTACTCATTACGACACCAGTAATCCTGTCAGTTGGCTTTTTAAAGAAGTTGTCGTTCTCTTCATCAGATAGTTTTGTTCTGTGTCGCTTTAATATGCTTTGTCTTTGACGTTCTTTAGCGAAGCCGTTAAGCATTTTAGTTGCACTTTCTTTATCTTTTTCTATAAAGTTATAGGTTTTGGTTTGATTAGATGTACCTCCTTGTCCAACTTCTGCATAGTCTTCTGGCGTTAGCTCTGCATAGTCTTCTTTATAAGTAAGCAATCCTGTATCCTTATCCATACCGCCTGTAGCCTTTAGTCTTTCTATAGCATACTCGATACCATTCAGAAACGTACCATCTGCTTGGCGTATCTTTACACCTTTTAATACTTCATCAAAGTACTCAGGCATGGGCCCACCGCTTTGTAGAAAACGATTCATCTGCCTTAATGCTTCTTTTTCGTATACTGAATTAAACTTAGAATTGTCAATTAAAGATTTATCGTTTATCAAATCATTTCTATCGTTTGCATAATCTCTAGCTGTTGTAAGTACTTTAGATTTGTAAAAATCTTTATACCCTCCTTCTTGTAATTTTTTTATAACGCTGTCTAAGTGTTTTCCTACAGCTTCTCCTTCACTTATATTAGTACCATCTGTAGTTGCTTTAACTTTAGCTCTAAGATCACCTACAGCTGCATCTATCTCAAACTTCATGGGCTGTGTTAGTTTTGCTGTTTCTGTACCCTGAGCTTTGCCTGCAAGTACTTGCATAGCAGTTTCCATATCTTGCCTTGCTCTGTATATCTCGCCTTGACTTTTACCAGCAGACGGATGATCTCCGAAGTTAGCACCAGTCTGTTCTCTACTTAAAGCAGCTTTTATTTTTTCTGGAAAGTCCTCACCTTTCAGTTCTGGAATATCTTTCCACTGTCCCATCAGTTCAAATACTACACCAGAAGGAGGATTACCGTCATACTGATTAAAGACCTCATCCATTGTTTCATTAAACTTATTCTTTGCAGATTCTTTGTCTTTATCAGGATCACGTCTAAAAGATTCTATTGCATTTTGTAAGTTACGACTGTTAGCTTTAGTACTTTTAAAATTACTTTCTGCATAAGTTGTAGCTCCTGAGCCATCACTATGAGTAAACTGAGCTTCATTTAATAAATAATCAGCATCAGTATCATCCATACCGTTTTCTCCGCTACTTACCATGGATGCTACTTCAGAAAATACATAGTTCTGAGCTTCTAACTTTGTCTTAAAATTTTTCTCTTTCTGTACGTACTCTATTAAACCATCTGCACCATCTATATTAGGTATAATACCTTCACCGTCTTCACCGGGTTTTTTACGATTTTGTATTACTTCTACAATACGACTTTTGATTTTTTTATTTTGGTTTGCTTCCGCTCTGCTATCGGTAACGCTTTCCCATCTTTGCATCTTGGCTTGTTTTCTACGACGCATTTCTGGGGCTAAGGTTTTGATATAAAATCTATCGAACTCTTTGTCAGACATACCATAAGCTTTTGCTTGTAGTATCATTTTAGATAAGAAAAGGTCTTCTACAGTATTATATAAAGATAAAGCAGCGTCTTGATCGTCTATTAAAAGAAAGTTATTTTCTGTTAGAAATTTATTTTTGGCAGTAAAGCCATTTTCAAACAACTCCTGTCTCAGTTGACGTTGTGTTGAGTCTCCGGCGTTATCCGCATTTCTAACTTTAAATAAGTTTTTTGCAAGAGCAGAATCAAAATTATCTTTATTTATGTTCTCATGCAACTCTTGAGTAAAGTTAGCATTTTTTATACTAAAGTTACCTTCTGCATCAGTATACTTTTTTCTAAGTGTCTCTAGGTCTTCTTTAGCTAACCGGTTAAGTTCTCTAGCTTCTTCGCCTGCTTTACGTGCTTCAACAAATTGAGCAGCAGATTTTGAAAAGTTTACTAAACTTTGTAAGTTATCATCAAAGTTTTTTTGTTGTAATTCTCTGATTCTGACCATCTGCTGATAGAAGTCCTCGGAATCAGCCTTAGCGTCATCTATCGCATTATTGGTCGCTTCAGTCATATCAGCGTCTGTTTGCAAGTAGTTGGTCTTGCTAATGTCGGGTAACTGATCCCGTGGTGTACCAACTACGGTTCCAAATGATGATGTCATGCTTTACCTCCTAAGAAACTTAATGGCCCACCAGTTGTAGCACCTAGTCCTCCTAAACCATATATACTAGATGCAATACTTAGTCCTGTTTGTGCAATCTGTAAAGCACCACCAAGCCTGTTTGTTGGAGGTAGCATAACAGGCATACCGTACTGTGGAGGTAACCCTAGTGCTTCTTTAGCTGAAGCATTTGCTGCTTGAAACTTACGAGTAGCACCTTGTCGTGAATATGCTAAATTTCTTGGTATAGCATCTAACACGCTTTGTACCTCACTTTCAGCTTGTAGTACGGATTGGTATCCAGCCAAGCCGAATTTTCTACTTCTACCACCTTCGTTCACTTTTTGACTTGCAAAATATTTACGATAGGCATTTTCTATATTCTTTCTACCCTTACCTTGGGTAATAATAGCTTTCGCATAAGCATCTGCGTTGTCTCGGCTAAAACCTAATACGTTTAAGTTTTGCTGTCTTTCAAGTGTAGTCTCTCTATTAAAAAACTTTACACCTTCAGACTTAAAAGCAAATGCCTTTTGTTTAGCTTTCTCTCTAGCGGCTGCTCTAGCCCCTGCATTAGCATCTACGCACACGGCAAAATTCTATAAATGTTACATTGTTCGGCCCATGTTTTAACT